CTGTGCTGTTGCTGGTGCTCAGTATGGTACAACTACCGCTGGTTATTTCGACCTTGACACAGACTCTAACGGCCGTTGGTCAGTTGAGCGTTTCAAAGGTTTGATTTTCCAAATCGAGCGTGACGCTAACGTGATTGCCAAGCAAACTCGTAGGGGTAAAGGTAACGTATTGATTGTTTCATCTGACGTAGCATCTGCAATGGCTATGGCTGGTGTTCTTTCTTATACTCCTGCTCTACAAACTGATTTGCAAGTAGATGACACAGGCAATACATTTGCTGGTCTGTTACATGGCCGTATCAAAGTATACATCGACCCATATTTTGGTGGCTACACAAGCAACCAAGAGTTGGTAACGATTGGTTACAAAGGTACAAGTCCATATGACGCTGGCTTGTTCTATTGCCCATACGTTCCTCTCCAAATGGTTCGTGCAGTAGACCAGTATACATTCCAACCAAAGATTGGATTCAAGACTCGTTACGGCATGGTTGCTAACCCATTCTCTAATGGTGCTTCTGGTGTATATCCAGATGATGGCAAGTTACAAGCCCGTAGAAACGTGTACTATCGTTTGTTCGGCGTTAAGAACTTGATGTAATCAAAAAGTCCTCGACAAGAAGGACATTTAGAGAGACCACTTCGGTGGTCTCTTTTTTTATCACCTAAATAAACGTATGACAGCACTTACAAGAATCCCTCAGAATACAAACTATCTACAAGCGTCAAAGTATATTCTTACATTTGACAGGATTGGATCGGTTCAGTATTTCTGCCAATCAGTAAATCTACCTGGTGTTAATCTAGGACAGGCTCCGTTGTTTACTCCAACGTTGGACATATTTGCTCCTGGTAATAAGATAATGTATAACCAGTTAAACGTTGATTTTGCCGTAGATGAGAAGTTAGAAACATGGCAGAATATATACTCTTGGATGCGGTCCATCGCCTCTCCAGAGAGCTTTGAGGAAAGAAAAAGGTTGGCAGCACTACAAAACCAATATAAACAGACACCTGAAAGTCCTTATTCAGATGCCACTTTAACTGTATTGAATAACTTAAACAATCCAACTGTACGAGTTCAGTTTATTAATGCATTTCCAGTCATGCTGGCAGACATTGTTTTTGATACTAAAATGTCGGCTGATGATATCATGTATTCCACAGTAACATTCCAATACGATTACTACAATTTTATACCAGTTTAAGCTTGACAATACTTTGTATATGTGTTATTATACAGTTTTAAAATAACTTTTTTATTATATTATGGAAACCTTAGAGCAAATACTTAAACATTGGGAAAGAGATGTAGAAATTGACCAGACGGAACCTGGCAAAGAACTTCTCCGTATTCCGGTATTACACAACAAATATCTTTCCATTCTCACCAAACACAAGATTGCGGCCAAAAAGGCACACTTTGATTACCTGCGTGTGCGTAAAGTAAAGATTGAGTATTACTCTGGCAGAATGAGCCAAGAAGAATTAGAAGAACATGGCTGGCAACCTTTTTCATTTGTATTGAAATCGGACATTAGTGCTTATCTGGAAGGCGACTCCGATTTAATTAAAATGTTAGAGAAAAAAGTATACCATGAAGAATGTGTATCGGTTATTGAATCTATTATGAATGAATTGAAACAAAGAACTTGGCAGTTGAAAGATTTTATCTCCTGGGAAAAATTTATAGGAGGCCAATAATGGCACACATCATAGCAAACTTACCGCCAGTTAAATGTTTTGTTCGTAAAGAGTTTCTTTATGACTTTCAAAAAGGTCACGGAGAACTTGAACAATGTTGGTGGGTAAGTATCAAATCGTTACGAGGCCAAGCGTTTCGCATTGAGGCCTATTTAAATGAATATGGTGCATTGTATGACAAACTACCACTACACGCATTTTGTTGGAAACCAATTGAAGGTAATCCTCAACCACTAGATAGTTTACAGTTATGGGATTGTTTATCATATGATATTACTGTTCTAAAGAAAGCACAGTTACAATCCATGAAATGTAAGTTTAAGTTGAAAAATGGAGATTGGATGTATGGGGTATACCTTTTCACAGTTGATAGTGCCCATCCTGATTTTAATACTCTTGATACTGGCTTTTCCGAAGATGTTGAGAATCACAAGTCTTATAATTTTGTTATGTGTGATAACGGGCAGTTTGCTGCTCAACCAAATAATAGGTTGATTATATTAGAACCAAGTAGTAACCCAAAAGAATTAAAGATGCCAGATTTTAGAGTAGCAACTAAGAGATGGTCAGTAGAAACCGAGGCCAAATGGGCACTAGGAAACACCAACACAGTAATGTATGAGAGAAAAGATGATTAAGAAAACAGAAAGTAAATTAACAGATACACGCAACAGTTTTAAGCCGTTCAATTATCCATGGGCATATGATGCATGGTTAAAGCATGAGCAATCACATTGGTTACACACAGAAGTGCCAATGCTTGAAGATGTGAAAGATTGGAAAAAGAAACTCACACCAGCTGAGAAACACTTTTTAACCAATATTTTCCGTTTCTTCACACAAGGCGACATTGATGTGGCAGGTGGTTATGTAAAGAACTATCTGCCATATTTTCCACAACCAGAAGTGCGTATGATGCTGATGGGCTTTGCAGCTCGTGAAGCATTACATATTGCGGCATATTCACACCTGATTGAAACATTGGGTCTGCCTGACACAACCTATAATGATTTTATGGAGTATCAGGAGATGAAAGACAAGCATGATTATGTGCTTGATATTTCAGATAAGAATGGCACCAAAGAAAACACAGCACGACATATTGCAGTATTTTCAGCCTTTACAGAAGGTATGCAGTTGTTTAGTTCATTCATTATGTTACTAAACTTTCCACGCCAAGGTAAAATGAAAGGCATGGGTCAAATCATTACATGGTCAATCGTTGATGAAACAATGCACGCTGAGTCCATGATGAAACTATTTAAGACCTATGTGCATGAGAACACCGAAATATGGAATGATGAATTAAAACAATCTATCTATGCCATTGCAGAAAAAATGGTTGAATTAGAAGATAAATTCATTGACCTTGCTTTTAGTATGGGTGAAATGGAAGGTCTAACACCTGCTGATGTTAAACAATATATTCGTTATATTGCTGACCGCAGATTAATTGGCCTAGGCATGAAAGGCATTTTCAAAGTCAAACGCAATCCATTGCCATGGGTTGAAGAAATGATTAATGCTCCAACACACACTAACTTTTTTGAAAACCGTTCAACAGATTATTCTAAGGGTGCATTAAGTGGTACATGGGACGATGTTTGGGGTAAAGCCGCCTAATGTTAATTCTCTACACATTGGTGATGACCCACATCACCATTCTTTGTGTTACAATGTATCTCCATCGCAGTCAAGCACACCGAGCAGTAACATTTAATCCTGTATTAGAACATCTCATACGATTTTGGCTATGGCTTACAACAGGCATGGTCACAAAAGAATGGGTTGCTATACATCGTAAACACCATCAGATGACCGACCAAAAAGGTGACCCACATTCACCAAAGATATTTGGCATTTGGCGTGTATTATTTGGCGGTGCATTTTTGTATGCTGATGCAAGCAAAGACAAACTAATGGTTCAAGCATACGGCAAAGGAACACCTGAAGATTGGGTTGAAAAGAATATATACTCAAAGTATAGCCTTGTAGGCGTAATAGCATTATTGATTATTGAAACCTATCTATTTCACGGATGGGGTATTGTTATGTGGTTGATACAGATGGCCTGGATTCCATTTTGGGCTGCAGGTGTAGTCAATGGTGTTGGCCATTATTGGGGTTATCGTAACACAGAAACAAACGACACATCTAAAAACATCATACCAATGGGTCTAATTATTGGTGGTGAAGAACTACATAATAACCATCATAACAAACCAGCAAGTGCAAAACTATCTGAAAAATGGTTTGAATTTGACATGGGTTGGTTTTGGATTAAAACATTAAGTTATTTGAAGTTAGCAAAAATTAATAGGAAATAAAATGAAAAAATTATTACTTGTATTATTAGCAATGCCGTTGTTAGCATTTGCACAAAAAACTCCAAAGGGAGTTACATACGATGCACAGATTGTCCGTGTAAGTGATGGTGATACAATTGTTATCTCAGCACCATTTTTGCCTGCACCATTGAAACCAGAATTAGCGGTTCGTATTTTTGGTGTTGATACTCCTGAGAAAGGTCATAGAGCACAATGCCCACAGGAAGACCAAAGAGCTCAATTAGCCAGTAAATACACATCACAACTTATTTCACAAGGCGGAAAAATACAAGTAACATTGTATGCATGGGATAAATTTGGTGGTCGTGTATTAGGTGATATCATTGTTAATGGTCAAAGTGTTCGTGCAGGTTTAATTCAAAATGGTTTAGCTCGTGAGTATTATGGCGATGCAAAACAATCATGGTGTAATTAATGACCGTGTTAAAGCACCAATGTTCTGAGTGTGATTCAAAGTTTAAGATTGAATATGATGAAAGAGTAGTAGAAGATAATCCTCAATACTGTCCGTTCTGTTCCACATATATAATGGAAGATGAACTGGAAC